CATACTGGCACTATCCGCCAGATTGAGGGAGAGGCCAACATGGTATTTTTTTGAGCAAGAGGCCTGTGTTGGCCGTTCCCCTAGATTGTCCCGCGTGGGACAGCCCGCAGCCTGCCCGTTTGCGAGCCGCATCCTGCCCGAATATTATCCAGAATTTCCTCGTTATACCGGGGAGGCGATCAATTTGGCACTAAATAGAGAGGGTGGTGAAAGGCCGAAAAGGCCCGCCGCGCCTAGGTTTGCGGGCGACGGCGGGCATGAAGGCGTTTTGGCACCGATTGATTGAAAATGACGGAAAAATGCGCGGCTATTGGCACGAAAGCGAATGGCTTTTGATCGGCTAGCGCACGTACTCGCGACAGCTCCAGACCACGCGGCCGATGACGCGCACCGTGCCGGCTAGGTCTCCGTTCATATCCACTTCAATAGGGTCGTATTCAGGGTTTTTGCTCTTCAAAACGAGCTTTCCGGGCACACGAAGCAAGTATTTCAGGAAGACCTCCTGCTCTATTCCCACTGCGAACAACCCACCAGCTAGTATTGCATTCTGGCTTTCGTCAATAAGTACAGTGTCGCCGTCTTTTATTTCCGGCTCCATGCTATCCCCAAGCACATCCATTAAGACCATTTTTCCGGCGCGTCCCTTGCGCCTTAGAAAATCGGTCTTGAACGCATAATACCCGATCACCTTTCCTTCCGTCTCCAGGCTGCCCGTGCCTGCCGCCAAGCGCGCCTGAACCTTGGGAACCAGGGTATAACCCATGCTTGGCGCGGCTTCTGGGCTCATCCACTGAGGCTCACCCTCTGGGATAGGGGTGGCGTTTTGCGATTCAACGGGCGCAGGCTGCGCTATGTAGTCACCCGCTCTCAATACGCTGGCTTGGGCAGGCTCCATTTTGAGTTGTGGGCCGGCTTCGTGTTCGCCGTCCCAGCGCATGGGGCCACGCCCAAAAAACAGCCAATCGCTTGAGACTCCTGTTTTTTCAGCCACAGACTGAACCCAGTCCGGGGGAACCTTTTCTCGCTTGCGTGCCCCATTAACAGACTGCGGGGTTATGCCAATACACCTGGCGAAATCGGATTCACTTTTTGACTCCGTCGCGGCCAGGAGGCGCATGAAAATCGTGTCAAAGGGCTTCGCGCTTTCCACGGTATCTCCGAAAATAAAGCCCGAAATTAAATCAAAAGCTAACAGCCGAAAATTACTCAGAATATTTCTAGGCTTAAAATTTAAAGCCCGAACTTAAATTTCAGCTTGCAATTGTCAGTTTTGGGCGTTAAGCAAAAAACGAAAGGTTACGGTTGTTCCGCCTCATACGTAGCTACCAGGGGCGGCGAGGTTACACAACATCCGACGCCCGGGAAATTTCGGATCGAGGGTTACGAGTTTGATGCAAAGCGCCCGACGCCTCAGCCTGCTGGACTTGCCCAGCCTCAACATGGACGCGGAAATAGCGGCGTCCATGAGTCGGATCGTCGAGGCGTCGGGACTCTCGCGGGCCGAGGCCGTGGACCGGCTCAACGAGGCGGCCCGGCGCTACGGGGTGCGGCTTTGCGGCGGCAACGCCGAGGCGTTGACCCTGGCGACCCTCGAAAAATGGCTCAACCCCAACGAATCCAAGAACGTGCCGAGCACCAGGGCCTTGAACATCTTCTGCCATGTGTTCGGCACGCCGGAACCCTTGGACCTGCTGGCCCGGTCCCACGGCCAGGGGTGGCGGGTCATCGACGGCGAGGACGCCCGGCTCCTGGAGTGGGCGCGGACCGAACAGGAAATCAAGCGCCTGAAGGCGCGCAAACGCAAAATCGAGACGGAACTATGAAGCGCGAAGGCAGGAAAATTCGAGGCTGGATGGTGGAAAGGGGCATTTCGGTGTCCGAGGTGGCGCGTCTGGCCGGCGTTTCCCGGCCCATAGTCTCGGAGACCGTGCACGGTCGGCGTAACAACAGGAAGGCGCTTCGGGCGTTGCTTGATGTGGGGTGCCCGGGTCGGCTGCTGGCTTTGCCGGAAGACATGAAGGGCAAGGAAGCAGCATAGGCGGTACTGGCAATGCACGACATGGTCACGGCAAAAGAAATCGCGCAGGCGCAGGGCATAACGGAGCGCGCCGTCCAGGCCAGGGCTTCGAAGGAAGAATGGCCCTTTGAGGAAGTGGCTTGCCGTGGCGGCAAGCGTCGCCTCTACTTGGTGCGATCGCTGCCCGAAGACGTGCGGCAGGCTTTTGCCGCCGCCATGCTGGCCGGCGATCCCGGGCCGGACTGCCCTCCCGCCGTCGCCGCCGGAAACCTGCCCGCGACGGAAGCCCCGGCCGCCCTGCCGTCGTCCCTGGCCAAGCTGACCAAGCACCAGCGGGAAACCGCCCTGGCCAGGCTGGCCTTCGTGCGCGAGATCGAACGCGCCGTGCCGCTGATCGGCAAGGAGGCGGCCATCCGCAACCTGGTTCGGGCGGCCAAGGACAGCGCCCTGGCCGGGCACCTGGCCGAGCAGGTGGCCGTGGCCAACGACCGTATGACCGTCGGGCGCGGCCTTTCCCGTCGCCGACTCTACGACTGGTGCCGGATGTTCGCCGAGGGCGGCGAGGCGGCGCTCGCCCCCAGGCACACAGGCAAGGATATGACCGTGCCCGATTGGGCTCCGGCCTTCCTGGCCATCTGGCAGCGACCGCAAAAGCCAACGGTCACGGATGCCTACGACGAGTTCAAGGCGGGCTATGCGGGGCAAATCCCTTCGATTTTCGCCGTGCGGCGCTGGCTGGACAAGATGGCCATGCCGAGCCGCGAGGCCGGCCGCCGCACGGGTAATGCCCTCATCAAACTGCGGCCGCACAAGCACCGCAAAACCGGCGAACTTTGGCCCGGGGACATCTACACGGCCGACGGTACCACCTTCGACGCGGAAATCCAGCACCCCATCCACGGCCAGCCCTTCAAGCCCGAGATCACCCTCGTCATCGACGTGGCCACGCGCCGGTGCGTGGGCCTCTCCATCGGTGAGGCCGAAAGCGGCTTCGTGATCCTGGACGCCTTGCGCATGGCCTGCCTGTTCGGTGGCATCCCCTGCTATTTCTACGTGGATAACGGATCGGGCTACAAGAACAAGCTGATTACCGGCGAGGGCCTGGGCATGATGGCCCGCCTGGACATCGAAATGACCAACTCCATCCCCGGCCGCCCCCAGGGAAAGGGGCTGATGGAGCGTGCGGTGGGAACCATTTGCGTGCCCGCCGCCAAGCGGTTCGCCTCTTGTACGAACGCCGACATGGACCACGACGCGGCCAAAAAGGTCTTCAAGATAAACCGTGCGGACCTCAAGGCCCATGGAAAATCCAAATTTCTGCCCAAGTTCGAAGAGTTCAAGACGGTCATCCTCAAGGAAGTGGACCGTTATAACGCCAGGCCGCACAGGGCATTGCCTTTCGTCGAGGACGCGGCGACCGGAAAGCGCCGCCACATGACCCCCGACGAATATTGGAACGGCTTCAAGGCGCGCGGCTTCATGCCACTCCCCGTGCCGGACGTCTACAAGGAAGAGCTTTTCATGCCCGGCCTGCCGCGAAAGGTGGCCAACGGCTGGGTACGCCTCTACAACGGCCAGTATTTCGCCAAGGAGCTTGAAGACTTCCATAGCGACTACGTGGAAGTGCGTTACGACATTTGGGATGCGGCGCAGGTGTATTGCTGGACCACGGACGGCGAGAAGATTTGCACGGCCAAACTGGACGGCAACGCCATGGACTATGTGCCCATGCCGCAGATTGAAGCCGCCCGCGAACGCCGCGACACCGGCAAAATCGCCCGGCTGGCCGAGAAGGTCCGCCGCATTGTGCCCGGGGCCACCGTGCAGCTTCCCGATTCCCCGGCCACCTATACCATGATGGCCGACTCCATCACCCGGCCCCAGCCCGAGCCCGTGGTGCTGGACATTCCCGTGGACGCGGCCGAGGCGCGGCCCGCCAGTGCCGCGCCGCAGGCCCCCGCCAGGCGTCCGGCCTTCGGGAGCCACCACGAGCGCTACATGTGGCTCATGCGCAACCGGGACCGCTGGACGGCGGCGGATCATCCTTGGGTGGCCGAGTATGTCCAGTCTCCCCGGTATGCGGACCTGCACGATTACTATTTGTATGAAGACATCGCCTGGGAGGAGTCGCTTGCCCAGGCCACTGCGGAACAACAGTAACGGGGGAGACGCTATGCGCTCGATGTTTGTGAAAACGGAAAATTACGCAAAATTCACGGATGGCATCCAGAAAATTGAAAGCCGTGGCGCGAAGGAAGCCGGCATGATGCTGGTTTGCGGCGCGCCTGGCTATGGCAAGACCACCATCGTGGAGCGCTGGGCCAGCGACGAGGGAGCGTTGCACCTGCGCGCCAATGTGGACTGGACGCCGCGTTACTTTCTGACGGAGCTGGCGAAGCTCATTTTCGCCGAGGAAGAGGAAATACCGCACGGCACGTCGTCATATCTGTTTGAAATCCTGTTCGATCGGCTCAAGGGCGGCAACATCCCCCTGGTCATCGACGAGGCGGAGTTCACCCTCCACAAGAAAGCGGCCACGCTGGAGAAGATACGCGACTTTTCCGACCGCGCCGAAATGACCGTCGTACTGGTCGGTATGCATGACATAGTTCGCGAGATCGCCAAGCACGGGCAGCTCAACGGCCGCATCGGGCAGGTGGTGGAGTTCGCCCCGGCCACGGCCTCGGACATCGCCCAAACATGCGACCAACTGTGCGAGGTGCGGCTCTCCCCGGAGTTGAAGGCCGAGGTGCATCGGCTCTCGGGCGGGCGCATGCGCCAGGCGCTCAACATCATTGCGGCCATTGAGCAGGTGGCCGAGGCCAGCGGCCTGGAAGAGGTGGACGTGCCGGACTTGGACGGCATGCCCCTGACCTTCGACTGGCAAACGCGCACGCACGGCAAGGTGCGCGCCGGACGCAGGGGGCGTTAGATGGCCTGGACAACGACGGCAATCCTTAACGCCCTTGCGGAAGGGCCGCAGCTGACGCGGCAGCTCACGAGCCGCTTCGACAAAGACCGTGAATCCATGCGCCGCTGTCTTGGCTATCTTCGTCAGCGGGGGTTCGTGGCCTCGGCCGAAGGCGTGCATCAGATCACGGACAAGGGATGGCAGTTCCTGGCCGAAGGCCGCGAGATCACGTCCGGCCCCTGTGGCGGCAACACCTCCAGTCGGCGCGGCCCGACCCTGCGGCAACGGGCGTGGCGGCTCATGCGGATACGCGACGGCTTTTCGATCGCGGACCTGCTCCGCACCCTTTGCGACAGCAACGAGGGCGACCCGGAAAGGAATCTTCGCCGGTACATCGCCGCCCTGGAGGCCACCGGCTTCCTGACCCCCTTTCGCCGTCGCGGCGAGGGCGGGGACAAGCGGTGGTATCTGCGCCGCGAGATGAACACCGGCCCCGAAGCCCCGGCGCTCAATACCCGCGCCAAGCGCCTGACGGATCACAACACCGGCAAAATCTTCGGACTTGGCGAGGCCGCCCATGTCCGCTGATTGGCTGGCGCTCCTCACCGAGGAGGCGGCACGGACCTCCATTACGGCCACGGCCCGGCGGCTGGGCTACTCGCGCACCTCCATAAGCCTGGTGCTGGCCGGGAAATACCCCGGCGGCACGGACAAGATGGCCGCGAGGGTGCTGGAGGCGTTCCGCCGTGTCGTCTGCCCCCTTCTCGACAAGGAGGTGACGCCGACCGAATGCGCCAAGCACGGCGGCCGTGTGCCCACGTCCAGCCCGGCGGCCCTGCGCCTGTGGCGGGCCTGCCAGGCCTGCCCGCATCGACCGGAAGAGACCCTTTCCACCACCAAACCCCGGCCCGGGAAGGCCGGAAAGGAGCAAACGACATGACGACGGCAACGACCATCCCGGACGGCTATATGGCCAATGCCAAGGGGTATCTGATCCCCGAGGCCAACGTGAAGCCGGTGGACAAGCTGCGCGACGAGCTGGCGCACCATATCGTGGCCGCCGCCAAGGAGTTGCAGGCGTCCATGCGCAGCTTCCGCGCGGGTGTTTTGGGCGACATCCAGGCCTTCGCCGACCTATCAGCCGAGAAGTACGGGGCCAAACGCGGCGGCAACAAAGGCAATCTGTCGCTCCTCAGCTTCGACGGCCGCTACAAGGTGCAGGTGCAAATCAGCGAGCACATGGCCTTTGACGAGCGCTTGCAGGCCGCGAAGGCTCTGATCGACGAGTGCCTGACCGAATGGGCGCAGGGCAGCCGGGATGAAATCCGGGCCATCATCAACCAGGCCTTCGACGTGGACAAGGAGGGCCGGGTCAACACCGGTGCGATCCTGGGCTTGCGCCGCCTCGACATCCAGGACGAGCGCTGGCGCTCGGCCATGGAGGCCATTGCCGACAGCTTGCAAGTTGTGGGCAGCAAAAAGCTCCTGCGGGTCTACGAGCGCCAGGACGACGGCTCTTATTCTCCCATCCCTTTGGACCTGGCGGCGCTGTGATGGACGCGCTGCCCATCGAGGTGCGGGAAGCGTTGGAGCGGATGCCGAGCGTAATTGACCACCATATGGCCGCTGTTTGGGCACATGGCATGGCGAGCTGCGGGGTGGAAGTCTGCAAGGACATGAGCAAGGGCCGGCAGGACAGCGCACGGGAAACAGCGGTCAGGCTCGCCGCCGCCAGCATCCGGCTGGTGGAATACCTCAATCAGGACTGGCCGTAGGCCGGTCGGGAGGCAGGCATGGACAGCATGAGGCACGCCACCGAACCGGGAGCGGCACCGCCGGTGGGCCGCCCGGTCCCGCTGCGGGTGTTGCGGAGCGCCGAAATCGAGGCCCGCCGCTGGAAGATGCGGGCGGAGCTGCTGTCCGCCCTCGTCAAGCGGGCCGGCGCATGCGGTGCGCTCCCGGACGAATACGTGACCCAGGCCAGTCGCATCATGGCCGGGACGATCTAGGGGCGGCGACGATGAAAGACTGTGAATTATTTGATGGCGAAGGCGGTTGTGAACCCCAACCCGACGCGGAGTGTTTGGGCTGCATCCTTGGTATGTCCGACATCGAGATGAAGGCGTTTGCCAGATTCCTGGAGGAAAACCAGGAGGGATTGCGGGCGGGGGGGCTGTCGTTAAACACTATCGGAAGCATACTCGATGCAGTGGATGCTTAGGGGTATTTTATGAGCGATGATGGACGCGGATATCAAGAAGTTGCCGCTTTTGGTCGGTTGATGCAGCGGGAACTTGAAACGAACAGTGGCAAGGGATGTTGGAAAGGAAAGCTGGATTTTGAACTGGCGTTAGGTGCGATGCGCGATTTGGGAAAACTCGTGGACGCCATGGGTCGTGGCGACAAGGAAAAGGTTATTGAACAGTGTGTGGACACGGCCAATATGTGCATGATGATCGCCGACGTTCTCGGGGGTCTCGAATAATTTCATGCGAAACCGCCCCGCGAGGGCGGTCGTCGGACGGTGGCGTGTCCGGCCTGATGAGCAGCCAAGGGGAATCGCATGAGTTATGCCGGGGACTACCACTGGGAATGGCTGGAGCGGCAAAAAATAGGTCACGCATGTTCAGAACTGGGGCGTGAAGTGGCCAATGTCCTCGGCTACGTTGGATGCGGCCTTTATAATGCTCCGGTAAATATTCATAAGATAGACTGGTCTGACCCGTATGTTATTGACGTTGTCTGGTCAACTCCTCTGTCTAATTGGGATAGACCGGAACTAACACTCTTATGGGTGGAATGCGCCAGGCGTATGATTAGAGTTTCCATAGAGGGTTGTGCGCCGCATCGTCTTCGCCTGCTTTTCCATAAGCGAGAGACGCGGCATGGTGGAATCAGTGAACGCCTGCCGGATGTTGAGGAGCTTGTCTCCCTGGTTGATGAGCAATGGGGACGGACTGCGTTCTGCCTCCCATAATGCGAAACCGCCCTCCGGGGCGGTCGTCGGACGGTGGCGCGTCCGGCCTGATGAGCAGCCGAGGGAAAGCGTATGGCAAAACAATCCTGGACTCCTAAACAGGCGGCGGCCAAAGCGCGGCGCAAGATCGAAACGATAAAAAGACAGATGCTTGCAAGGCGGTCGACACTCGAAGAGATCGCCAACGAATTTCGGGATGTGGATATGTTCGCCGTGACATGTGCGGAAATTGCCGTGGAGCAACTGGAATATGACAATCCTTTTATTGATGCGCTGGATGGGCTTTTGATAGCGATTTTCGAAGCTGCAAAAGTTGAGGTGTAATATATGAACGAAAAGCAAGAAAGAATCCTCCGCATCGTGCGCAAGCTGTTTGACCTGTCCAATGGCGCGGGCACGCAGGAAGAGGCGCAAAGCGCGGCGATGAAAGCCCGCTCGCTGCTCTCGGAATACAGCCTCTCCATGTCCGACGTTGAATTGCAAGCGGCTGCCGAGGAATTGTCTTGTGATGAGCGGACGCAGCCCCTCACAACAACGTATGCGCCGTCCTGGGTGAAAATCCTCTTCGCCGGCGTGTGCAGGGGGTTCGGCGTGGAGGGCTTTTTCGCTGGGATAGGCGAGAAAAGCGCCGTCACTTTTGTAGGGGTTGAGCCTGACTTGTCGCTTGCGTCGTACACGTTCTTGTTTCTTTATCGCATCGGAAAGCGCGCCGCCGGCATGCAGAAAAAACGGGAACGTCAGAAGAACCAGTGGCGCGCGGGCTTTGCTAATGCATTGTTTTTCCGTTTTCTCAACTATCAGCTACATGAACAGTCAAAACAAGAAACGGCCCTGGTCCCTGTCAAGAACGAAATCATCCGTAGCTATATATCAAGCAACCATCCCAATCTTGTCGAAATGGCTCCTGCGGCCAAGTCGCGTCACACGAAAGCGTATGCGGCTGGATTCGCAGAGGGCCGGCGGGTGCAATGGGGCCAGCCCGTGGGGACCGGAGGGGACGCCGCCCCGATGTTGGAAGGAGGCAGCCATGCGCAAGGGTGACGTTGTGCTCTCCCGCCGCCACAAGGGGCTGATCCGGCTGGTGGTCGTCTACTCCAACGGGGGGGGGCATAGGGAAAAAGGTCAAGCGGGACGGCACGCTGTACCGGTCGGAAGTGTGCTTCGGACCGGGCGACATCATGGCCGTTAGAACCTATCTGCCGGGATGCCACTCCCGTTAGGAGCCTGACATGCGCCCTGAATCTCGCAAAAGCCTGATTGCTAAGGTCAAGATCGCCCAAAAAGCCCTGGGGCTGGACGACGGCACCTATCACGCGATCCTGGAGCGGCTGACGGACAAGCGGAGCTGCACCGAACTCACCGTGCCGCAGCTCGTGCGCGTGGTCGCCTACATGCGTCAGATCGGCTGGCAGGAGCCGGCCAAGAAGCCTTCCCGCCGCAAGCCGGTGATCCCCGAGGCGGCCGGATACGTGAACAAGATCGAAGCGCTTTTGGCCGAGGCCAAGCGGCCATGGTCCTACGCCGTGACCATCGGCCGGAACATGTACGGCGCGGAAAAACTGGAATGGCTGACGCCCGACCAGGTGCGGGGCGTCATGGTGGCGCTCATGCGCGACGCCGAGCGCCACGGGAGGGTGACGACATGAGCGGCATGCAGGGCCTGCCGACCTCCGTGGCCGAACTGGTGGACCTGATTGGCCTGGACAAGGCCATGAAGCTGGTGCGGACCCTGGGCGGCACCACGTTCCCGGTGCCGAAACGCCAGACCAGCCTTGGCGAGCTGCGCTACAACGTGCTGGCCGACGTGGTGGGCGTGGATGCGGCGGACGTGCTGGTGAAGCGGTTCGGCGGCGACGAGCTGTATATCCCGCGTTGCGCCGCCGCCTTGCAGGCCGCCCGGGATGCCGAAATCAATGACGTCTTCGTGGCCGAAACCCGCGCCGGGCGGTCGTCGGCGGATGTTGTCAGCGCCCTGGCCAGGCGATACAAGCTCTCCGATAGGCGGGTGTGGGATATCCTCAAGACTTTGCCCGTCAAGCCGGACGACCAATTAAGGCTATGTGGCTATTGCCTTAGCTCAGCATAAGTCACTGTTCCCGACCGCGAGCACGCCA